GTTAGCGGTGTTGCTACTTTTCAATCAACTCCAGTTTTTCCAGATGGATCTTTAGCACTTGCAGATTTAGATATTGATGGTGGCACAGACATAGGTGCAGATTTAGTAGATGCAGATTTATTTATTGTAGATGATGGAGCAGGTGGAACTAATAGAAAATTAGCTGCATCTAGATTATCTACATATATGACTTCAAAAGGATTTGTAACAGATGATCCAACAGCATTAGCTATAGCATTAGGATAAATAATCATTGACTTTTACGTCAGAAAACAGTATAATATAAAATAAATAGGAGGATATAAAAAATGGCAAATACGTTTAAGGTAGTAAATTTTGCAGCAGAACCAGCATCAGCTGGAACACCTTATGTGATGTATACAGTAGCTGGATCTACAACAACAGTTGTTTTAGGTTTAATACTAACTAACATTCATACAACTGCAGTTACTGCAGAAGTAGAATTACATAGTGATACATCAAATAGAGCTGTAAATAATAATACTGCAAATGGAGTCTCAATTCTTGCAAAGGATGTAACTATCCCAGCTGGAACTTCACTTGAGCTATTGTCTGGAGGAAAAATTGTTTTAGAAACAACCGATGTAATTAAAATCGATTGTTCAGTAGCAGATAAACTTTCAGGCACGTTAAGCATAATGGAGATAACATAAGATGGCTTATATAGGTATCAAACCTGCAGAATCATTTACTTCATTTGCCACTCAAACATTTTCTACAAGTGCAACATCTTCCTACACTTTAGATAATGCAGTTACAAATGAGAATGAATTAGCGTTATTTATTAATAACGTAAGGCAACAGCCTGGAGCAGGAAAAGCATATACAGCAACAGGAACTACTTTAACTCTATCAGCAAATACAGCTAGTACAGATACAATGTACGCAATATTTTTAGGTAGAGCATTACAAACAGTTAATCCTGCTGCAGGTTCAGTTGGTAGTTCTCAAATAGCAGCTGAAATGATTACTGGAACAACAGCTTTAGCAGCAACACCAGATGACACAGATGAGCTTTTAATATCTGATGCAGGAACATTAAAAAGAATAGATTTTTCTCACATTAAAGGTGGCGGTGCATTTGAATTAATAACAACAACTACAATTTCAACTGCTGCTAGTTCTGTAGATTTTACAAGCACTCACATAACAACAACTTATAGAGATTATAGAATAATAGCTTCAGGTTTAATTGGATCTGCTGATGATGTTAAATTTCAATTATTTTTTAGTACAGGTGGTGATGGTTCAAGTTATAGAACTGATTCAGATCACGACTTTGCTTTTACAAATATTAATAGTGATGATAACAACGAAAATTTTGAAACAGAAGTAGATCAAGGTGCCGTTAATATATCAGGTGCAATAACACAAGGTAATGCAACAGGTGAATCAGGAAGTTTTATAGCTGATATTTTTGATCCATTAAATCAAACATCAGATAACTCATTTTTACATGGAATGGCACATGGTTCTTATAGAGATACAGGTGGTGTATTATGTTATTTTAGAGGTGGTTTTGGAATATCAGCTTCAGGTTTAGAAGATACGGTTTATAATGGTATAAGAGTAAAATATAGTTCAGGCAACATTGCACAAGGAACTATTAGTTTGTATGGGAGAAAAATATAATGGCGTATATAGGAAAAGAACCAGTAGTAGGAAACTTTCAAGTTTGTGATGCTATTACTGTAGTAAACGGACAAGCTGCATACAGTTTAACTGTAGGTAGTGCAGCAGTAAATCCAGAATCGGCTAATCACATGCTGGTATCGCTGAACGGAATTTTACAAAAACCAGGATCATCATTTACTATTTCAGGGTCTACGATTACGTTCGCAAGCAATCTTGTAACCAATGATGTTATTGACTTTATACAAATATTAGGAAACGTATTAGATTTAGGACAACCTTCAGATGATACTGTTAAAACAGCTAGCCTTCAAGCTAATGCTGTAACAGGTGCTAAATTAAATACTGACACTATCTCAGCTCAAACTGCTTTAGCAGCAGAACCAGCAGACACAGATGAATTTTTAGTTAGTGATGCGGGTGTATTAAAAAGAATTGATTATTCACTTATTAAAGGTTCTTCAACACATAATTTAATATCTACAACAACTATTTCTAGTGGAACAGCAAATGTAGATATAAGTTCTGGTATAGATAGCACTTATAAAGTTTATATGTTTGATATTATAAATCTGCATATTGCCACTAATGATACAACTTTGAGAATGCAATTTTTTCAAGGTGGTTCAGTAGATACAGGCGGTTATGATTATTCTTTTCAAAGTTATGCAAATAATGATGGTGGTCAATTTTTTAATGCAACAAACGCAGATTATATTGAAATGAGCTATGCTAGTAACAATGCAGCTGAGGCTGGACATAGTGGTAGAATTTTTTTATATGATCCAGCAAGTACCACTTTTAACACAAATTGTATTTTTAATTTAGTTTATCAAGTTGATGGTGATAATTGTAGAAAAGCAGAAGGATCAGGTAGAATAGAACAAACTGCGGCAGTAGATGGAATAAGACTTTTTATGTCATCTGGCAATATAGATTCAGCTGTAATTAAGCTTTACGGAATAACATAGGAGATACTTATGGCTATCTCTAAAGTTAATTTTAACAGCCTTAACGTAACTCCCTCAGCTAGTAAATTTTTAGCATGGGACGGGGATGCAGATGCTTTAGCGGCTGCAGATATTGGTGGCGCTTTAACTTTAATATCCACAGCAACTGCTAGTAGTAGTGCTAATTTATCTTTTACAAGTGGAATAGATAGCACTTACAAGGAGTATGTATTTAAATTTATAAATATGCACCCAGCAACAGATAGTGCTAATTTACAGTTTCAAGTTAGTATAAATACAGGTTCAAGCTATGGTATAGCCATAACATCAAGTTATTTTTATGGACAACACGCAGAAGATGCTAGTGAAGCAGCTATAGAATATGATGGTGGTCAAGATTTAGCACAAGGAACTGGTTTTCAAACTATACTAGGTAAAGAAGTTGGTAATGGTAATGATGAATCTGCTAGTGGTTTTATGCATTTATTTGATCCATCTAATACTACATTCGTAAAGCATTTTATATCAAGAGGTAATTGTCAAGATGCAGGACCAATGACTAGAGATGCTTTTGCTGCTGGGTATGTAAATACTACAAGTGCCGTTGACGCTGTTCAGTTTAAGATGTCATCAGGAAATATAGATAGCGGTGTTATAAAAATGTATGGAGTATCATAATGGCATTAACTAAATATAATTATAATAGTTTTGATGTAACACCAGTTGCAAGTAATGCCTTTGCTTTTAATTCTACACCTAATGGTTTAACTACAGCAGCTTCAGGCGCAATGAATTTAATTTCAACAAGCACTGTATCTTCAGGAGTATCAGCCGTTTCTATAGCTTCAGGTATTAATAGTACATATGATACGTATATGTTTAAATTTATAAATATTCACCCAGCTGCAGCTGAACATTTTCAATTTCAAGCTAGTACAGATACGGGTAGTAATTATGGAGTAACTTTAACTTCAACTTATTTTCACGCAACACAGAATGAAGCTGGCAATAGCACGTCTTTATCATATGTAGCTGGAAAAGATTTAGCACAATCAACAAGTTTTTTAAGACTTATAGATAGCACAAGCACAGCAAATGATGAAAGTGGAAGTGGTACATTATTTTTATTTTCACCATCTAACACAACTTTTGTTAAACATTTTATATCAAGAACTTCACAGGCTGCTACTGGAGCAAAAGATGGTTTTGTAGCAGGATATTTTAATACAACTAGTGCAATAGATGCTATACAATTTAAAATGTCTAGTGGAAACATAGATAGCGGAGTAATTAAAATGTATGGATTGGCAAAATAATGGCTTTAAATAAATTAAAATTTAATAGTATAAATGTTACACCTTCTGCTAGTAAGGCTATCAGATTTAATTCTGATGCTGATGGTTTTGAAACAGCAAGTGCTGGGGGTAATGTAGCATTAATTAAAACACAAACTATTAGTTCAGGAACGGGAACTGTATCATTTGTTGATGGTGCTAGTTCAGTAGTGTTAGACAATACTTACAAAGAATATATATTTACATTTAATAATATTCATCCTTCAGTTAATAATGCACATTTTCTTTTTCAAGGTTCAGTAGATACAGGAAGTAATTATGGAGTAAATATAACAAGTTCTGCCTTTTCAACAGAACATAACGAAGCAGATAGTTCAACAGATTTAAGTTATCAAACAAGTGTTGATTTAGCCCAGTCAACAAGTTTTCAAAGAATTACAAGTAGTGGTTCACATAGTAATGATGATTGTTCTGTTGGAATATTACGTTTGTTTGAGCCATCATCTACTACGTTTGTAAAACATTTTATAATAACTGGTAATACTGTTGCTGATGCCTATACAGTAGGAACACATATTGCTGGATATTTTAATACAACAAGTGCAATAGATGCTATTCAATTTAAAATGGCATCAGGCAATATAGATGCTGGATCTATCAGCCTTTACGGGGTAAATTAATTAACAACAATAACAACAATAACAACAATAAATAGGAGAAACAAACATGCCAAGATATAAAATGGTCAACGGTGAAAGAATCCAATTCACAGCAGCTGAAGAGACAGCTAGAGATGCTGAAGAAGCAACTTGGGCTGATGGTGCTGTAGCAAGAGCACAGGCTGATTTAAGAGCTAAAAGAAATAGACTCTTATCAGAAACAGACTTTTATGCTTTATCTGATGTTACTATGTCATCTGACATGACAACATACAGACAAAATTTAAGAGA